CACGTATATATCAGATTATCTGATGTATGCGTGTTTAAGAGTTGCTTAATTGCGACCGCCACCTTCGGAAAGTGGTTTTAGAAGGGGTGCCTATGGTGCCCCTTGGAGGGGGGACTCGTTCCCCCCTTGTTTGTGAAAATTATGTTATTGTGTAATAGCGATTTACCTTTTGCGATAGATGTCTATGTGACCTGTTGTGATAGATGCCTACACCTCTTTCGTGATTTTCACGTTATTGCTTGTAGCTCTTTTGCAGTCGCTCACAAAATATAGCTCTTTTGCATTTGCTTGAATTCCTTTGCAGAATATATGTTTTTACAGCCCCCGCGACACCCTGAAAGAAGGGGCGTCTGATCGTGCAACAGTGACGCCGGAGAAGAGAACCGGCCTGCTTGGGAGAAGCAACCAACCAACACTCAGCCTCGGCTGTTTATGATCCTAGTTTTATGAATACTTTAGCTAGTGGAGATGACCTGTCATATCGTCCTTGACGGTCTACAAAACTTCAAAAATTAAATGTATAGTTTGCTCACTTTACGAGACTTTTGAGTGATCTGTTTGGTATATACACTTACCTTTCATGGACATACCCTGATGCTTTATTTGATAAGGATCTCGACGTACTGAGAACTTACATGATCTGATAGTATCCGGTCCCTGAGTCATGATAGCGGTGTCCGCCACTCTGGGAGGTTAGCATAGATTGCATACCCCAGTGACATATGGAAATATTTGTCTCAACTGACTTTACCCCTACCACGATATGTTTTATTCAACAACTTCAACACCCAATCAAGAGAGTATGATGCGCCGAGTTATTGCGCGTGCGAGGAGAGAGGCAGTGAGGCCTGAAGAGAATGCGGTCAGCGGGACGAAGCTGGCCAAGGTCGCAGAAGAGCTGCGATATTTGTGTCTGAGTCACAGTGTTAACTGTGAAAGACGTCTCCTTCGGGAGGTACCACCTGTTAGTGATCGAGTACGTAGTGTCAAAGCTATGTGCAAGGACGATCCTGATGGGTGGTGTGAGGGTATAGCCCTCTTCAATCAGATGTCCATTCGGTTGCAAGGAAACTTGTTACCTGATATTATTGGGCATCCTGATTTACAGTCAAAGGTAGAGGATCTGCTCCTCTGCGTTATGGCTTTTGCCTCATGTTCCACTTTAAGTGGACGATGCGCTGTGATTTTACAGTTCGTCAAAAATGTGTGTGAGGCACCTTGGACCGTGATGAAAGAGATATACAGTGAAATTAGTTCACTAATCTTTGAGCCTGTAAGCGTCCAATCGGGGTTGGAATCCACAACCCCCTTCGCCGATGAATATAATCATTGGTGGAAAAATTTCTCAAATGGAGAGTTCTTGCAGGCAATTGTAAAAGTGCTTATGTACTTGGTCAGCCTGCAGCTATTCCCAAAGGATGGTCTTTGGAAGAAGGTTACGACCTTTTTATCTTCATATGGGTGTACCTCTATTTTTGCTGCTGGTGATGTGATAGGCTCTGTCTTGAATATATTCGAGATTATAGTCACTAAGTTTCGCCAGTACATGGAGACAGGATCTCTTTATGAGATCTTCCACAGCGAAAATGAGTACAAGAAATGGGACGCCAAGACAACTGAGGCTCTGTTTGATTACAGATGTCTGCAGTTGCGATCGCGCGATATCGATAAGCATGGCCTGTTGGGCCGACTTCGCGATTTGCGTGACGATGGATGTCTCATGGCAGATTATGTGCGTCGCACCACGAAAGCTAAACATGATGACAAGAGTGTTATTATGTTACAAAGACGCATCTTAGATCTGGAATCTGCGTATGCAGATCTGTGTGTCAAGTTGGACGCACACAAACCGAGGAAACAACCCCACGCTCTACAAATTCTCGGCAAATCCTCAGTAGGTAAATCGTCATTTTTGCGAATGGTGTTTGCCCATGCTGGGTATGTGCTTAAAAAGGAGAAACGTGGTTTCGAACAGATGTTCACACGTAATCCACAGAGCGAGTTTTGGGATGGTCTAGATCCACGCATGTGGTGCATAGTCGTGGATGATGCGGCTCAACATAAGAGCTCGAAATTGACTAATGTAGACCCAACGTTGATGGAGTTGATTCAACTCATCAATACAATCCCCTATTGCCCGCCTTTTGCAGGCCTGGAAGATAAGGGGAAAGTGCCATGTGAACCTGATGTGGTATATGTGACGACGAATGTGGATGATTTAAACATCCCACTTAATTTCAGTTGTCCTTACGCAGTGGCTAGACGGATGCCTTATCGTATCACTTTAGAGGTGAAGAAAGAGTACCGTCGACCTAACTCACACGCACTGGATGGTTCCAAAGTGGACACCACCAGAGCCTTTTTAGATATCTGGGATATCACTGTACATGAAGTCGTCGTTGATGTTAATGATGATAAGAAGAACTGTCAGAACTTCGTATTCAAGGAAATAATGACAGGTGCAGGTAAAGAAGGCAAGTGGTCCATGGGACCATTTCTCAAGTGGTATGGCAAAACGCTGCTGAATCACATGGAGAATCAGGAACTAATGGTAAGCTCAGCAGACCGAATGACACAAGCAGTGTACTGCGATATGTGTTGTTTGCCGGAAGAGTTGTGTGAGTGTATCACAGTCTCCATGCAAACCGGTCTTACAGCCCTTGCGGATCGAACCAAGGGATATGCATATGGTGTCTTCGCGGCAATCGTGATGGACACTATGTACCGTCTCTTTAAAGGTGTCGTGATAACTGAGGGTGATCTGCTGAATGCGGTCGCTTTAAGTGTTGGAAATTGTTTGTACGATTTCATCCGCCACGTTTTGATTCATCTTGCTGAGAATGCAATGATGGCTGGTGTCCTTGTTTGGTATGTTAAAGATGACATCCCAGATATAGCTGGTCAATTGATGACCATGTTCTTAAAGGAGTGTGGTCTCAAAGGTCACGAGGCAATGAGGAGCCTAAAAGATTGGGCTGTTCAGAAAAAGGATACTGGTATTGAGATCGTAGAGGATTCGATATCGGAACTTGGCCGCTTGTGCGAGACAGCTCGCTCACGGTGGCTTTATTGGGTTCCATTGGTTGCAGCCATTTCCGCTGCCGTCGCCGCTTGGAAGGTCCGTAGGATCTTTATGCAGGGACAGGTCGAATCGCTCGGGGTGAGACCAGCTTCAAAGAATGAATACGAGAGTGTTTGGAAGAAGGAGGAATATCCCCTGAGTTCGTTTGATGTCCCTCGGGCTACTGCCTCATTTAGAGGTAAATCAATCGATGATGACTCTCTCATTAAGTACATCTCAAAGCGCGTCGCTTACTGTATCTTTGAGAATAAGATGTCTCCAGGGATGGGGAAGAACTCAAAGGTAATGTGTTTGCACGGGAATGCTTTTCTGTCTTGTGAACACACCATTCCCATTCTCGATGACGATTCCATTATGGGTCGCATGGTATGGGAAAAGAATGGACAGGGAGTCACCGTCAACAGGGATATTCACATTGGACGATCCAACATGATTAACGTTGGAACGGACCTGTGTCTGTTCATATGTGAGGAAAACCAACCTCGGGCTGATGTTCGGGACATGGTGATGCCCCGCGTCTTCATGAATCAGGGTCCCTTTGATGGGATATTGATAGGTCGAACGAAGGATGGCGAAATTAGTACCAACAAATGGTACAACATCCAATTAGACACTTATTCTTACAATGGTGAGAAACCCTATAAGGCGTGGAAATGCTCACAAATGGAGCGCCCAACTGTAGATGGCGATTGTGGATCGGTCTTGGTCGTAATGACCGGAGCGGGACCCATGATAGCTGGAATTCACAGAATATTGGTCAAATCAATCTTCGGTGGTTTCACGGCATATGCAACATCGATACTGCGCGAACAGTTAGATGATGTGTATAAGCAGGAGGGTCTGTCTCGTCTTGTGTCCAGTGGTGACGTACGAATGGATTCTCCGTCCTCAAACACAGGTCCACTAGGACCCTTACACCCAAAAGCCACATGCAGATGGGTGTCAGATGGTACTGCTGAAGTGTATGGATCATTTTCTGGGTTCCAAATGGATCCAAGATCGAAAATGCACCCTAGCATGTTCTCAGACGATTTGAAGGACGAGGGTATAGTCATAGACTATCACAAGCCCCACATGGGCGGTTATATGCCAAAGCATCTCAATTTCAAGAAACTAGCAACTTTGAATTGCAAGATGAATCCTGAGATCGTCAAGGTGATCCGCAACGCTCTGAGAGAGAGATGGAGTGCGGCCCTTCCGATGGCTAAGAAGGAGATCATGATATATGATTTTCATACCGCAGTAAATGGGGTGAAGGGTCTCAGATTTGTGGATCGCATCCCAATTTCAACAAGTGCAGGGTTCCCGTTCAGCAAGTCAAAGAAGAATTTCTTGATTTGTCTTGACGAGGATGCTGGCGTGGAGGGACCTATAGACTTTGATGAAGAGATCAAAGAGTGGGTGGATTACACGTTTGAGTGTTACGAACGAGGAGAGCAATCACACTTCATTTTTAAGCATTCATCGAAAGACGAAGTGCTACCAATGAGGAAGATCATCGCGAGGAAATTGCGTGGAGTCAACGGTGCTTCATTGCCCTGTACTCTGGTCACGCGCATGTTGTTGCTCTCTTTTATCCGAGTGGTACAAATGAACAAGTTCATATTCGAGCAAGCACCAGGTGTTGAGGCTCAGACAAGTGAATGGGAAGACATTTACAAGTACCTAGCGCAGATGAGCGAGGGAAAGAATGCGATCTTTGGTGATTATTCATCATATGATGCAACATTTGTCACCTCGGCTTTTTGTGCTGCCTTCGATTTGATCATTGATTTCCACAAAGATGTGGGGGCTAATGAACGCCACATTCGTTATCTTTGTTGCCTAAAGGCCGATGTCATATACTTCATGTGTAACTTCCATGGGGACTTAGTCCAATTTCTGGGCAAAAACCCTACGGGAGTGGCACTTACTGTCATCGTCAACGGGATTGTGAATACGATTTACATGCGTTATGCTTGGATCATGTTACATCCTGCTTATGCAGAATGTGCAAAACTCACATATTCCGAACGTATAGAAGAATACACCAGAATCTGTCGAGAATTCGATGATAAGGTGCGTTTGATAACGTACGGTGATGATAATGGCTTGACAGTGGATGATGGACATGATTGGTTCAACCATTCGTCTATATCTGCAGGCATGGCACAATTTGGAGTGACATACACTATGGCAGATAAATGTGCGGAGAGTAAACCTTACATCCATGTGGATGAGGGCTCATTTCTCAAGAGGAGATGGGTGTACGATGCTCAATTTGGTGGGCGTGTGTGTCCATTGGATCCGTCTTCAATTTACAAAAGTCTCATGTGGACTCGTAGTGGGGATGTGATTACTCCAAAAGCCACCCTGGCTGCGTGTTGCGTAAGCGCCTCTTATGAGTGGGCTTGGCATGGTGAAGAGAGGTTCAAAATGGAAACTGAGCGTATTGACCGCCTGTGTAAAAAGCACGGCATTGATTATGTGAAAAAGGATTTCAATTTCTATGTCAATGCTTTTAAAGCGGCATCTCAGCGAGCTCGTCTCCAATCTGGTGTCTGTGAGCTTGAGTCTCCCTTTGATTTGCTCCCTGCACTCCCAGTGGTGACCAACTACACACCACAAAACTGTTACTTCTTTGATGTTTTTTGCTATGTCTACCCTGACATACGGTTCTTGTGGTGTTTCCTTCAGATCCTTGTTCTGTATTTGTTATTGTGCGTCGCCTTATGTGTGAGTATGTTTTGGAACATCGAAAAACCCAAAATTGTAAACACGGTTAGTATTGTTGTCGTTATGGTCAAGTTTTGTGTAGAGTTTTGTTGCGGGGTGAGTGCCATCCCTAACATAGTCAATGTGTTGCTAGTCAACACAGAGTGGTTCTTGTTGTTCTTTTTGTTAATGTGGCGTCGGGTGACGTCACGGTGGTTTAAATACTGCTAAGCCAAATAACCCCCTTTATGTTATGATCTTGTTTGTTAGTCTACTGTGATAATCGTTGCGTGCGTAAAGGAAGAGGGAGCTCCCTATTTAGGGAGAGCGGTGAACCTGCCGAATGTAGTCACCTCTGGTTGAGGATTCGCGTTATAATGAGTATTTTGTCGCGTCTTATATGTTACTTGCTTCTACTTTTAATAATTTTACTGATTCAGCTGTATCAACTAGCAGATCACAAATGGAGGGCAGCACAGAGCGCCTGACCTCTCAAACCGTCACCTTCAATGACGCGGACGCTGGTGAGCGAGTGGTATTTGCCACTGCTCCTAGCGACCAAATAATGGACCAAAAGTCTGTAGCGCTTACCGGATTTCTCGAACGACCGACATTGATTCAGACCATATCTTGGACTGAGTCGGCATTTTCAGAACTGACTTTAGATCCTTGGACGCTGTTTTTAAACAACAGCTATATCAAGAATAAGATTCAAAATCTTGCGTTTCTACGTGGCAATCTAAAGATTAAAATTGTGATGAATGCCGCACCGTTTTACTATGGTGCAATGTTGATGTCTTACGCCCCCACGCCGAATAATATCCTTCCGCTGACAAACAGTGGGGCCCGTCTTACTGCCTTATCGCAGCGGCCACATTTGTGGATCTATCCGCAGTTGGGTACAGCAGGAGAGGTTACATTACCTTTCTTGTTACCATACGACTACTTGGATCTTACAGCGGCATCGGCCGTCACTTTCATGGGACGAATCACTTTTACGCAGTTCGCACCGTTACAGAGTGCTAATGGGGCAACTACCAATGGTGTGACAATGCAAGTGTATGCGTGGATGGAGGACCCTGAATTGTCAGGCCCAACATACCGCGCGGCATTGCAGAGTGGAAATGATGAGTATGGGAATGGTCCCGTGTCTGCCCCTGCGGCAGCCATTGGATCATTTGCCTCACATTTTCACTCCATTCCGATCATAGGTCGTTTTGCAAAGGCGACAACCATCGGAGCATCAGCAGTTTCTCACATTGCCAAACTCTTCGGGTGGTCTAATGTGCCTGTCATAGAGGATGTGCGTCCATTCAAGAACGTACCATTCCATGATATAGCTTCGGCTCACATTTCAGAGCCTACGTCTAAATTTACACTAGATCCGAAGGCTGAGTTGTCCGTTGACCCATCAATTGTTGGTGGGCCAAATGAGGATGAATTAGCCATGAGTTACTTGGTGCAACGTGAGGCATATCTGACACAGGTGGATTGGTATACTACTGATTCTATTGGGAAATTATACTTCTCATCACGAGTCAACCCCAATATGGTATCAACTTCGGGAGTGACCACAGGAGGAACATACACGATCTACCAAACGCCTTTAGCGTGGGTTGGATCTATGTTTGCGAACTGGCAGGGAGACATCATTTTTCGATTCAAGATTATTGCCAGCAAATTTCACCAAGGACGTCTACGTATCTCGTGGGATCCCATCGGTCTCACGAGTACATCATCTGACATTTCAAACATCGTGTTTACCAAGATTGTTGACATTTCAGATAACGACGAGGTGGAGTTTCGAGTTCCTTACCTACAAGTATTTCCATGGTTGTTAAACGACAAAACGCCAAATGCTGCTATGTGGTCGACTACTGCTGATAAAACGGCCGTAGGAGCATTCGACAATGGTGTATTGTCCGTTCGTTGTTTGACGAATTTGTCTGCCCCTGTGGATATTGCTCCAGTTCAGATTTTAGTATTTGTGCGTGGAGCAGACAATTTCGAATACACCAATCCGATGGAAATGGATGATTTAGCAGAATGTTCACACGTATCGATGCAGGCAGGTGAAGAACCATACGGTTCAACATCACAAAATCCTAATCGATTCTTAGTCAATTTTGCTGACCCAGTGCCTTCATTGCGTCTGCTTCTGCGGCGATCTTGTAAGGTTGATCAGATCCCTATTGGACGGAAGGTGGTAACAACTGACCTCGTGGGGTGTATTGAACACTACATGACAAAGTTCCCACCACCACCTGGATACGACCCGAATGGAATGTATACAGCAAAAGGAGTTGAGGATGCAGCAACTACGTTCCCCTACAACTACACAAACATGACGTATCTTGGTTGGATTGCCAGTGCGTTTGTGGGGATGCGAGGGGGAGTGAGATGGCATTACAACATAGACTGTGATGGAAATGGTCCATTCTCAAATGTTGAAATTCGACGCCTGTCAAATGCCCTTATTGGTGCTCCTGATGGTCCACAATATTTCTCAACATATGTGACAGCCGATACATACAGTAAACAAGCGTCAAGAGTGGCGCTTGCTCCACACGAACACAATGGTGGAGGGGGTGTTATCGTGAATAACATGACGGTTCAACCAGGTATCTCTTTTGAGATGCCACATATGGCAGCGTCACGTTTCTATCATACAAACCCCTACAATTATGCACGAGGCATTGGAGGTGATCAAAGCAATCGAGATACGTACAAAACATCGATCACTGTTCGTCCGTCCACACGGGTGAACACTCCAAACACAATGTTGAATAGGTACTGCTGTGCTGGCACCGACTTTTCATTGTCGTTCTTCTTGAATGTTCCCCCATTGTACTACAACCCAGCGATGGGTGGAACACCGGTATAGAATCAGCGCGAGATTCTTTAAACAAACGCGCTCTTTATGTATTTGAGTTATTTCCCAGTTATTTTTGAGTTATTTCCCAGTTATTTTTGAGTTATTTCCCAGTTATTTT